ATTTCTTGCAACATTTCAGGCTAAGATGATGGATGGAGGCAGGCCATTGTTTGGCGGAGTGCCCAACATTGATATTCGTAATAGGTTATTTATGTAAGATTGGGCGCGAAGTTTTTCCAGTGGTTTGTTTAGTGAAAAGAGGGAGGAAGATCCCCCTACATCAACAACCTACTATTACTCAATTATACGCAATGAAAGGTTTTATTGCGGCAAGTAAACACGGAAAGTATAATTGGGACTCTTGGGTATGCCATAGGCCCAAGCATGAAGACTCCGTTTTGGAGCACCTTGTTAGAGGAGGAAAGTTATTGAAAGAAGATTTGAATGGAAATTTGGTGTTATATGGTTCGTTGCGATTGGATTGCCCGTACTATATTATGACCTTAACACGCGGAGAGTTAGATTCTCTCGCTTCGGAATTGGAAGTGCCGGATAATGATAGTGTTTTTACGTTTGATGTTTTTATGTTTACATGTTTTTTGAGGTTTTCCCCTCTTTTGTGTTCAGTGATCGACTGTGATGTTAATTATGGTAAATATATATATGTTAGGAGCTTTGTGTTTGTTGAGTCTATCTCTTCTTTCTTAAGGAGAGACTTACGTTTATATAAGATAGATATTTTGAAGAAAAGATTGTATGTGTATGGCGAATTGTTAGATATTAAAAGTGTGTTTATGATAGATCAGATTAGGAGAGAAAGTACTACTTCAGATTTGATCTTTAGTGTTTCACGTTTAGCGATTGAAGACGTTGTTTTTATGTATATGCAGGAAACTGGTGTTATGCCACAATCTGGAAAGGAATATGCGGTCTCTAAGTACTTGAGGAAGGAGACTAGAGTGGCGACCTCTCAGGAGAAAGTGAGGAGGAAATTAGAGGATATAAAGAAAGTGGATCAGGGCTCTAAAAGGAAAAAGAATGTTAGGAGTCTCAAAAAGAAAGCGAGACATATGAAGATAGAGAAACATTCTGGAGAAGAGTCCAATATGCAGCAGATGGTAGATAGAGTGCTAAAGAAGCTGAATATACCAACTGACAAGTCTAAGGCGGAGATGGCAGTCGAGCTATTGGAGCAGCTGCTGATTTGTGGATATGGAATTTATAAGAAG